ATTCTTGGCATAACTGGCGTTGTGCTGTTGATGTCGTACCTATGGTCAATGGAAAGCCTGATTGGGATGGTTCTCACCCTGTATGGGCTAAAGTCGGGGAACTAGGAAAAGAAGCTGGATTAGAGTGGGCTGGAGAATGGCGTACATTCAAAGAATTAGCCCATTTTCAATACACAGGTGGTCTTACTCTTACCGACCTTAAAAACGGGCGTGAAATCGCTTAAAACAATTCCCGTAAATCTACATATTTCCACAGGTTTTTAGGAACATCGTAAAAGTATTCTTCTTTAGCCACAGCGGTATTAGGCACTTCAATTACTGGGCAATCTTTGATTTTGTCAGCCCTGATCCAATAAGCATGGGTTAGGTCACGGGTCACTACATACATCGTTGTACGAGGGTGGTTAAATAGCTTTTCTTTGCGTTTAGCTATGTGGATTGTGTTGTATGGACAGAAATCCATACCCCAATCACGCACTTCTACTTCTGCATACCCAATATGCTCCCCTTTACGGCTCAATACAAGGTCTACAGCGTATTTATCAGGGTTGGGTAGGGCATCAACAAGCCAAAGATTTTTAAGCCACTCAGCGACCGCATTACGGGCAGGGGGATCACACGCATCATGCAGCCGCTGGTCAAACTTTTTATATTGCATTGCCGTGCATCAAGTAATTAGTGCCAAAAATAATAACGCAAATAAAAATAGCCATTAAACCGCCTAAAATAAAATCTTTCATGTCAATCTCCTAGTGAAAAATCTTGTAGCGTGGGTTGCAAGTAACTTCTACTGGAACATCCGTGGTAACACCGTTAATCTTACGCTTTGCCGTAATAACTATAGGTCTTGTGCCAGCATCTTCACACTCATTGATGCCAAGAATAACTTGTGCACGGGTCATGTGAAACGCTTGTTTATCGGTTTCTAGCGTGACATTAGGTGGTTCAAATGAACTGCAACCAACTAGGGCTAATGGTGCTAATAGGTATAAATATTTCATGTCAATTCCTTTGTTTTGTTATCAATTTTTTCCCAAAGGTCTAGTTCATAAACCATTTCGGTAATGTCGTTGTCACCAATGTAGGCGTAAGAGATTTCGTTGTTGTAACCACGCAATTCAATTTGAGTATTGCCGTAAGTTACTGAATCTATGTAATGACCGTCTTTCATTTATTTCTCCTTTTTCACTTCCTAATGAAGTAATGCTAGTTTATTAAGCTAACTTAACATTGTCAACACATATTAGGGAATATCCCTATAAAAATGTGCAAAAAAGCGACAGGGCAGTATTTGGCAGTTGCTAACAATGGGTGAGAAAGCCGCAAAATAACCCAATTACTGCATCCTACTTTGGCGGCTTAACGCCCTAATAAGGTGGGGTACTCGCTCCGTGATGCTTTCCCCCATGATTACAAGTTGTTTTTTACTTGGTAAAACCTTAATAAATGCTGAAAACACTCCCAGCCCTTTTGAAGCTGGGGTTCTTCCACTTCTATTAATTTTACTTGGTTAGTCATGCCATTGACAAATACGATGGCACAGCGAGCAGTAGGCAAGTTTAGTCCTTCACGATATGCCGCTAACTGTAGTTCATGTTCGAACCATACATCAATTTTATCAAGGTCGGTAGTCTTAGTCTTAAAATCTACAATAAAACCACCCTTACCATTGACCTGTTTAGCCATTAAATCGCATTTGCCACCAAACCCTAGCGGATGCCCAAAAGAACGCTCAGAAAGCCACGGTTGCTCTCCAAAAGCACTTTTAAGAGCACTATCAATAGCATCAAGATAAGCTGGCTTTTCAGGCATATACACCTGCTCAAAGTAGCTTTCAATGATGTTATGAATAGCCGTACCACGCTCTGCCGCTTCCCTGCCAGTAGCCTTGCTATCTTTCATTACCCTAGATAGCCAAACCCCTTCTTCTTCCCCTTCTAAGCGAGGTAGTGTAAGTGCGGCCAAGATAGCTTGTTCTGCAAGCCATCGCTGTAACCCTTCACCTTTGTTTGCGACATTGATAATGGTGGTAACTGAGGGCAATAAACCAAGTTTTTTGGCATCCCTAAGTGTTGTCGGTCTTTCGCCAGTTTTGCCGATGGTTGTATAGGCTGGAGTGCCTTGGGTAGTGTACCAATGACCATTTTGCTCTACCTTTTCTTTAACTATCATTTTGAATTTATTTCCTTGTGCCGTTGTTTATGGCAAGGCTGACACAGCCAATTGACCATAAGGGGTTTGTCGTAATCTTCATGGTGTGCAAGACTGTTTTTGTTTCCGCATCTTTCACAATTTTGACGGACAAGTTCGCCTGTTTTAATGGCGTAAGAAACGGCACTATGACATTGGTTTCGCCTTTTATCTTCTTGCCGCCAAGCCTTACTAATTGCAGTTGCGGCCTTTCTTCTTTCAGGGTTTTTTGCACGATCTCTGTCATATTGACGCACCTTTTCAATGTTATTTGTTCTATGTTTTGATACATCATTTTTTGTGCATTGTTTGCATTTATTAAGATGGCCGTCAGACATTTTTGAATGTGCATAAAAATCAATTAATGGTCTGACGGTATTACATTTAAAACAAGTTTTCATGGCTTACTCCTTTACGCCATTATACCCATTCTAAATTAAAAAGGAATATCCCCAATGTTGTCATCTTCAATCTTTGGTGCGTTCTTTTCACGCTCTTGCTGACCACGCCACTCAGATGATTCTGCAATCTTTTCTTTGTAATATTTTGGCAACGCATCATACTTAGCTTGGTCAAATTCTGCTAACCAAAAATGAACTGGTGCGTTAATACCGTCAGGCTGGGCATTACGCAACGCTGTCGGCACAGGACTAATACCTGAAATATTGGCATAGCGACCATCCTCTGAATGGGTAATATTGACCATACAGAATTTCCCTAATAGATTTTTTAAGTCAAAGTTCTTTCTATCTTCTGCGGTCATCTTTTTGTTAGACCACGCTTCTAAGTCTTGACGCAACCGTGCCTGATCTCCAAGACTGACGGTATAACGCTTAGACACAATTAACGGCTTGCCATCGTCTGTCTTTAATGGAGCACCGGCTATCGTCATCACCATGCAATTCCCAAGTCAATACGACCTTGTGCATAATTTTGGTTTCGCCAGCCCATTCGGTAGCCTGATGACCTAAATCAATAACGCTATACAAACGAGCCATGTGATTGCCAGCTGGGGCAATTTTAAATTCTTTACTGTTGTCTGAAATAATCATTTTCCGTTCCTAAAAATATTTGAAAAGTCGTTAATAACATCACGCAAAACAGGGTTAACTTGATTGTTGCGGATAGGCGAGGGTAGTCCACACGCATAGCGTAAGTCACCAATTTCGTCTGCGGTTAAGAAAACCCCATCATCGAGGTCTTTAAAGATGCGTTCCAAATGTTGTTGGAAGCTGTGAAAGTCTTGATCTTGCTCACTCATACGAGTTCTCCTAATTAACACGGCATATACCGTACTTAGATATTAAGCCAACTTAAACTTTAATGCAACACTTTATTTGAAATTTGTTGTAAAAATGTTAAGATAGCTTATGGATAAAACTTCAACACGAGCAATGATCGCCCTTTTGGGTGGCCCTACAAAGGTGGCAAACCTAGTAGGAGTAAGCGTTCCAGCGGTGTCTATGTGGCAAAACGGGATAATTCCTTATGACAAGTTGGTAATCCTAGCCGCTACGCTAGAAAAACAAAGTCACGGTTTATGGTCAAGAAAAAGCCTTTTTCCGCTTTCTTACAAAATGATATGGCCTGAATTGGAATGAGAACAATTAGCTGGTTTTCATGCGGTGCGGCAAGTGCTGTAGCTACCAAATTAGCCATTACTGAAAGCAAAATTCCTGTAGAAGTGGTTTATTGCCATGTAAAAGAAGAACACCCTGACAATTTACGGTTTATGCGTGATTGCGAACAATGGTTCGGACAACCTATAAAAGTTATACAAAACGACAAATACAACGGTAGCATTTATGAAGTGTTTGAAAAACGCAAATATATTGTAGGTATTGGGGGTGCTCCATGCACCGTACACCTTAAAAAAGATATGCGTAAGGCGTTTGAATTACCCAATGACAAGCAAGTATTTGGCTATACCGCAGAAGAACAAGACCGTGTAGATAGGTTTATTGATGCCAATAATGATGTCAATTTATGGTCTATTTTGATAGAAAAAGGTCTTGGTAAATCTGATTGTTTAGCAATAATTGATAGGGCTGGCATAGAGTTACCAGCAATGTATAAACTTGGCTACCAAAACAACAATTGTATTGGGTGCGTCAAGGGTGGATTGGGGTATTGGAATAAAATACGACATGACTTTCCTGACCAGTTTGACCGTATGGCGGCTGTAGAACGCACGGTTGGGGCTAAAATCCTTAAACACAAAGGTGAACGCATTTGGCTAACAGAATTGCCTGTAGACGCTGGTGATTACCCTACAGAACAAGCCATAGAATGTGGGATTTTTTGCCACATGGCAGAAGAAGAAATAAAGTAGTACAATTAAATGGCAGATTGATCCCTGCACCATAAAATCGACTAGACCCTTTAGGGTAGCTTTGAGCATTTACTAAAAGTTGTCGAACCTTTTAGCAAGTGGGATCAACTTAGAGCTACCTTAAGGGGTTTTTCTATTTCTGCCGTACTCCAAACGATATTAAGCACTTAAATGGGTGGCGTGGAATAAAGCATGGGCTGGTTTACACCTGACAGCAAGCCCCGTAGCGTTGAGTGGCGACTACACAAGATACAAGGACAATGGTGACAGACAACCTTGTAATCGAATGAACACTACCTTCGGGAGCATTAGTTCGGGACACATCCTGAATGGATGGGGTGCTATCACCTTTGGGATACCTATTGCAAAAAAACAACACATAGGGAAAACACCTATAAATAATTAGATATTATTAAGCCCACTTAACATATACTTTCTTACATGGAAAACTTAATGTTAATTTTCTCTGTTGGAATATTTGCCATACTAGGTGCGGTAATGTTCCTTTTGTTTATCATTCTTTATTGGGTAAAAACATGACTTGGAACTTACGCTTAGTAAATATGAGTAACCCCTATGAGGATTACTTTGAAATCCGTGAAGTCTATTACGACAACATGGGTAAACCGATTGCACACAGTCAAGCATCTATTGGTGGTGAAGATAGATTAGAAGTCGATAGATACATTGAACTGGCTAAACTGGCACTTGATAAACCTATTTTAAAGTTTGCAAACCATGAAGATACAAGTAAAGATACTGAAAGAGAATAAAGATGGATCAGCCAACGCTGAAGTTATTTTTGACAAACAGGGACTTGAAGTCCTTGTCCAATGGGGCATGGTTGCTTTGCTTACCCAAGCAATTGATGAATACAAAGTTAGACCTGATAAAAGTAAAAGACCTGCTATCGCCAAGCCTAAAGTTAAAAAATGATTGAAATTTTAGTTAAACCTCAGCCTTTAGATAACGACATTGCCGTAATAAAGATATTGCAGTTGCTTGGTCAATTATCTTTAAACGACATTGAATACATTACCAAGATAGCTTCTCAAGTGAGTGGCCTAATAAACGAGAAATCACAATGACCTTTGCTCTTTTTTATGGTTTGTATCCCCGTAAAATGGCTCGTAAAGACGCTGAAAAGGCTTGGAAGTCTATGACTGCCGATGAGCAAGAAAAAGCCATAGAAGCCCTGCCTAGCCATCTTAAATACTGGAAGATAAAAGAAACCGCTAAAGACTACATACCATATCCTGCAAGTTGGTTACGGGCTGGGCGATATGATGACGAACTTGACATTGAGCCTTTAAAGAAACCTGAATTGCCGTGGTATTCCAGCGAAGAACTCACGGCTAGAAAAGCCCAAGAGGTTAATTGCCCTGCTTATGCTGGTGAAGCATGGGCGGCATGGCGGTCTAGGATTGCTCAGAAGATAAAGCAAATTGAAGCCTGACCCGTTTAAGGGAATGATTCACGGGATCATACACAGACCTAAAGCAGTAAAAGAAATGTATCTTGTAGATTGGTATATTGGTGTAGCAAAGAAGCGTGGCTGGGATGCGGTGGTTAAGTTAATACAACAATACCCCGAAACCGAAGCGGAAATAAAAATGTTAATTAAAAAGAGATTAGGAAAATGAGAGAGATAGACCCCAATAAATGTATAGACTTTATCCTTGAAAACGCAGGAAAATTTAGTCAAGCTAAGGGTGAATTAGCCCAGCTAGAAACTTTCAAGAGTTCATTAAAATCTATTATGATGAAAAAGTCAGGCGAACAAACCATAGGTGCTCAAGAGCGTGAAGCCTACGCCAGCCAAGAATACCAAGACTTATGCAAGGCAATTGGCACGGCTACTGAAAACGCAGAAAAATTAAAGTGGGAGTTAGAAGCCGCACGGCTTAGACATTCCACATGGCAGACCCTAGAAGTATCTAACCGTAATCAAGATCGGATATTAAAATGATGTTAAAACTCACCGAAGAATTTTTAATCCTTAAATTACTTTGCAAGATGTATGACGATGCCCTAAACCGCAAAGACTATACCCAAATGCTAGAGATTAGCGTAGACATTGCAGAATCTAGCGATAAGCTAGAACAAATGACCGTAGATCACATCAATGGCCACTAAGCATGAAAAAGAAAAATACCGAAAAATCGCTGAACTGGGATGCTCATTA